ACCATTACCACCGTCAGTGGTAGAGCCAGTACCTCCTGTGCCACCTGCGCCACCACCGCCACCACCGGCAAACGCTGGAGAAGTCCCAGCACCAACACCACCATCGTATCCTTGTCTTGGCGGCCCTACCGTTCCTGTTCCAGCAGTTAAGCCTTGAGAACTTCCGCCGCCTGAACCACCGTTGTTTCCTGTTTGACCGCCAGCCCCATCCCCACCACCACCACCGCCGCCACCAGCAGAAACAATACCAGGGGAGGCAAAAGGAGAAGGCGAAGAGCCGCCCACAATTGAGGACAAATTACCGTCTGTCCCACGATTTTTTCCTGCGGCTCCTCCAGGCGATGAAGCACCAACAGTAATAGTTAACGTTGCTCCAGCACTCACTGTTTGTGATGACCCAATCCTAAAACCACCTGCGCCACCACCACCGCCAGCAAATGAACCTGACCCAGAACCACCGCCACCACCACCGCTTGCAACACACAAGTAATCAATACTCGTCACACCCGTTGGCACTGTCCATTGTGTAGTGCCTTTGAACGTAAATACAGTTTGGCTTGGTACGGTGTACTTCAGGATAACAATGCCGGAGCCGCCGCTACCGCCTGACGTAGCAGCACCACCACCGCCGCCGCCTCCGCCACCAAGGTTACTAGGAGCAGACGAACCAGAATTATTATTGCTACCTCCGGCAGCACCTCCTCCGGAACCACCACTACCGCCAGTAGTAGCTGGAGCAGCGTCACCAGCACCACCACCACCACCTCCAGCGTAAGTTACAGACGAACCTGTAATTGTTGACGTTTGTCCTGCCCCGCCATTGCCGCCACCAACACTTGTGGAACCATTTGACCCTGCCGCAGAAGCACCACCACCGCCACCTCCGCCAGCAGGAGAAGAAGGCCAAGAACCGCCGTCATATCCTTGTCTAGGTGGCCCTGCAACTCCCGTACCTCCAGCTCTTGGGCCAGGAGCATTGTATTGTCCACCGCCTCCGCTTCCACCGTTGCCAGCGTTTCCGGTGAGATAACTTCCACCCCCGCCACCTCCCGTAGCGCTTATTGTTGTGAAAGGAGACGGGCCTGCTATGGAAGATAAACCACCATTTGATCCAGCTACGTTAGTTGTGGTTGAACCTGCCCCGCCATTCCCAACGGTAATTGTGTAATCCTGTCCTGCAACAACAGCAGCCCCAGTGCCAGCAAGAAAACCACCTGCTCCACCACCTCCAGAATATTGACGGCCACCACCGCCGCCACCCGCAACAATCAAATACTCAATCTCGCCAGTAATAGGCGAAGTCCAAGTAGACGTAGCGGTAAAGGTTTGGACGACAATATAACCACCAGCTAAAGGCCAGATGCCTTGCTGTTTAGCGATCAACTGCTCCATGAGCGACCAAACACCTTTGGCCGAGCTTAGTGTTGGTATGTTTGCGGGGCCGATTATCCCGCCGTTACCTCTTGGCATGGCGACTCCTAGCTAATATCTTCGTAGCTGCAAACAATCTTCAAATCGCTTGCTGTGCCAGCCGTAGCACCTAGTGATGTATTTTCCTCAAGATAAACGTAAGCATCTTTATCAATCACCACAAGCGTTGCATCCGCCGGAACCGAAACCGTAGAAGCAATCGGCGTTGCTGTACCACCAAGCGCAGCAGCAGAGTAGTAGTTGATTGTGATTTCAGCAGCACTCGTTCCGTCTACGTTGGCTACATAAAGTGCATTAACCTTTAACACCTTACCGGATGATGCAGCATTGCTGAGAATTGACGTCGCTGAGGTTGAGCTTAAATCAACCGTCACAGTCTTACCATTTATGGTTGTCGGTGATACTAAATTCGGTGCTGCCATGTTTTATCCCCAAATCATTGCTGGCATGATCCCACCGCCACTGGACACGGGCGTAGCGCCGGGAGAAGAGTTCACAACAAGCCACTTAGCACCTGAAGGAATCGTGACCGACACACCCGATGAGATTGTCACTGGGCCGACAGATATGCCGTTATATCCAGCCGTTAGTGTGTAGTTGCTTGATATGGTCTGCTTGGATTCAAGAATTGTGGATGCGCCACCTCCGCCACCAACAGCAGTCCAAGACAGCGTTCCAGTTCCATTGGTCGTTAGCGCATACCCAGAAGACCCAGGGCCAGCAGGCCAAATATATGTGTTGTTTCCACCCGATGACGGTGGCTTAAACGTAACACTATTGCCAGCGGTTGCAGAATTTAATGTCCATCCTGCTGTATCAGCACTATCAAGTGTAAACGCGTACTTGGCAGTTATCTGCCCAATCGCTGTAACATAAGCTTCAGAACCCGACGATAGATACGCAACACCTGACGTAAAGTTTTTTAGCAACCTACCCGTCGTGCCGTCATAAAGAGCAATTCGGGAATCCGACGCCGAAGCCGGACCTACAACGTTACCGTACTGCGAAGCAGGGTAAGTAACAAAGACTTGCTTGGTGCCAGCACCAAAATTGACTAAGCTGCCTGAGTTGCTTGAAGCAAGGACCGTGGTCCGTGCCAGCGTTGTCCCGCTCGATGTGTAAGTACCTAGGCCAACCTCCCAAGTACCAGCGGTTGAATCGACAATCGTGTAAAAGGTAGTGTTCCCGTTACCAACAACGGAGAACGATTGGAACCCCGATACCGCACCAGCAAGTGTTACTGTGCCGGTGCCTGTAGTTGTCGTCGTTTCCTGTACACGATCCGCAAGGACAAGGGCCATATCATGCTGACAAGCTGAAGGTGTAGGTTACTTGCAAGGTGTCACCGTTAACAACCGAGCGGTCCCCACCAGTGAAGTCAGAAGCCGAGAACAAAGTGCCCGACGTACCCGAAGCAGCACTTGCCAAGAACGCACCACCAACCGTAGCTGTACTTGTAATGCTGTATGAAGCTTTACTTGCCGAGTTCGTAACAACTGAGGGGTTTGCAGTAGTTGCAGCAGCAAACGTAGCGGCAGGGCGGCTACCCGAGTAAGGCGTAATCTCAGTCCAACCCGCATGTGAAGCTAGCGTATCTGAAGCTGCCGGGGTGTTAGAAGCACCTGCGCCATAAAGCCCAATATACCAAGCAGTGATACGTGCCGTAGCACCATCAAGCGCCGTGCCAGCCATATACTGAAGCCCAACGTTAACAACGAGGTTCTTGGATTCAGCCGTCCACTTGAGTTTGCCATCTTTGTCATAGCACTCAAACGTGAATTTACCCATAGCACGGGCACCTTCCGACGAAGCAGGACGAGCAATTAACCCGCTTGCAGTGACATCATTAGCTTTAGCTTTTTCCATCATGAAATCCTTAATACAGAGTCGGTTGCGCCCATCGGCGGAAAAGTAACTACAAGGTTAGAGGCAGTCTTGGTTATTGTCTGCCCAAAGTTTAAAACACAAACTGCACGATTACCATTCGTTGAATTGTAAATCAATGCCCCAGCGCATGTAAGAGTAACGTTTGAAAAGGTTGCGTCGTCAAACGACCAATAACCTGTGCCGTTGGCTGCAAGAGGCGTGATGTTTGTAAGTGCAATGCCACCAGCGGTGTAATTGGTTCCACTCGCCTCGTTTGATGTCGTATAGACAGTGGTATCCGCTCCGAGGGTAGCGTTAGCGGTGTAGAGCGCAAGGTAAAAAACATCCCCCGTACTCCTTGTAAAGTTGTGCAGTCCTTGGGCTACTTCTGCCTTAAAACTTGTGCACATAGTCTGAACGATTGCCATACTATCTCACCGGATACCGAACTTGCCCAGACCTGTAGGCATCCTGACGATCCATACCATCACCAAGACGTTTAGCAAGCGTCATAGCCTCATCGTATTTTGACTGCACAGCAGCCATCATAGGTTCTTCAGCTTTAATGAAGAAATACCCCTCACGAAGCGCACCGTACAGCAGCACCGTATCAAAGTTTTCGCTAAGCCACGTCGTACCCGCCGTCACAATAGATTCTGGGTAGTAGTAATAGTGAAGCTCAACGTTGTAGCTTGCATCGGGTGTTGGCCCGAGAATAAAACTTAATTCGTTTGTAATTGTCTGGCTAACGACATAGGGACCAAAAATAGCGTAATGCCGTGGACGTCCTGTATTCCCTGACCCTGTGGGTATAGGGTAGGCTTCACGAATAAAGTTAACGTCTTTATTAAGCAGGTAGTGATACCGCCCATCCGTATCAATAACCGCCATACTATAAGGCGCAAGAAAATCATCAGGGCATGTCAGGTAAGGATTATTAGCTGACGTACTACCAGTAACGTTTTTACGTATGGATGGGAATTGTACTGAATTAAAAATGCGCTGCTCAGCCTGCTGAACAAACGTAGCAAGCTGATCGTCAGAACTCCAGACCGTGCCGGAGTCTGTCATATTTATCGTCGGGAAGTCGTTTTCGACGTACCCTCGGATCGCAGTTTTTAATTCAGCGTAATTCACGCCATCGGACCCCGACTCATAACACCTTTAGTGGCAGCACCCGCACCGCGCATCTTAATACCCGAAGTTTTTACCTCGTTGTTGACTCGTTTGGTTTTGTTGCCAATCGTCATATCAACGGTATCAACTGCACTATGATCAGGGCCAGAACCAGGGTTAGCTTCAACCTTGGTCTTTTTACCCTTCATCGTGTGGGGTTCGGCATAAGTTGACGCAGGGCCAACTTCTTTACCGCCTTTTTTCATGCTGTAGCTAGCCATTACCGCATCCCCTGATTACGGGCACGAGCCATATTCCGACCCATCTTCCGCATATCCATACCCGTCGGACCACCCTTCTTGAGCTTAGTCAGTGGGGCACCTTTATGCTTGGCTTTCTCATGCTTGTGCACAGCACCGGCAATCATCTTTTTGTCTTGCGCTAAATCTTTCTTATCCATTATGGACTCCTAAGAAACGGTGACTGAATTAACAGCCCCAACTCCAATCAAATCATTTGGCGTAAGTCCTGTATCGAACCACCGCGCCCCACCAACAGGATACCAGCCCCATTGTATAACTCGACTGCCACCTAATGGAACCCCATTCTCATCTTGGCTTGAATCATTATTGACAGGTTCAATTCTTAACCCATTAACACCCGATTGATAATACGAGTTGGAATCAACTCTGGGGTTACGTATAGCTTGCGGGTCATAAACCGGATACATACCAAGCTGGAGCTGCGGTTGGTCGGGTTCCCAGCACTCAGGGCAGACAAGAATATTAACGTTCTTAGTCTTAATAACAAGCGATTTAAGTTGTT